AAAAGAATAAAAGGGAAAAAATGAGCGGTTGGAGGTTCGAGTCCTTCCCGCCACAATGGATCGCTTTAAAGAAAGGACAACAATGAGAGCATTTCATAACGACCAAAAAATAAAAGATAAATACACTAAAAGAGTAAAAAAAGCACGGTATAGCTGACGAAATTATTAAGGGGCAATATTGGGCAGGAGGGAAAGGCTGTGCCGTTGGTTGTACAATACATGGAAGTAATCACGCCGCATATGAAGCTGAATTAGGAATACCGACATGGCTTGCTCATCTTGAGGATAGGCTTTTTGAAAACATGCAAAATGATGACTCAAAGAAATGGCCCCTAAAGTTCTTGGAGTCTATAAACGTTGGATCTAATTTAGAATTGGTGAAGAAACCGTTTATGATATTTTTACTAGAAAGAGTTCTTAATACTTTTGACCATATAAAATATCCGGAAATAAAAAAATCAATAAACCGTGTAATTGAACTATATAAAATAGGAGGTTCAAAAGAAGATTTTGCTCGTGCTGCTGCTGCTGCTAATACTAATGATGCTAATGCTGCTTATGCTGCTCGTGCTGCTGCTGCTGCTTATGCTGCTCATGCTGCTCATGCTGCTGATGTTGCTCATGCTGCTGATGCTGCTCATGCTGCTGCTGCTGCTAATGCTAATGCTGCTGCTTATGTTGCTCGTGCTGCTGCTGCTGCTAATACTAATGATGCTAATGCTGCTTATGCTGCTCGTGCTGCTGCTGCTGCTTATGCTAATGCTGCTAATACTAATGCTGCTTATGCTGCTTATGCTGCTTATGCTGCTAATACTAATGCTGCTTATGCTGCTAATACTAATGCTGCTTATGCTGCTAATACTAATGCTGCTGCTGCTGCTTATGCTGCTCATGCTGCTGATGCTGCTGATGCTGCTGCTGCTGCTGATCCTGATGCTGAATGTAAAATACTTTCAGATAAGCTATGCGAGATAATGACGGATATTAAAAGTGACGAATAAGCAGAGAGCAGAGCTTATATTCAATGGTATTCCAGACAACGCGGAAATGGTCGATTTGATGGCTCAATCGTTAGACTCGGCTGAGCGTAGGGGCATGGAGAGGGCGATTGAAGACTTTGCCAAAGAGATCCGAAAAGCAGTGGAGGAGCCGGACAGTGAAAGATCTTAAGGAGCACCTGGAAAAATATCGTGACAAAAAGATGGAAACTAGGAATCCAAGCTATCTCGCGTCAACTAATTTCAAACAAGGAACAGACGAGTTCATTCCTATCATCCTGGAGCTGGCGGGAGCTATGTCAGGATTTAAAGAGACAGTGCGGATAGAGTCAATAGACTGTAAAGAAGTGATTCTGACAAGAGAAGAATGGCATAAAATTTCAATAATCAGACTTAGATGCAGAGAAGCCATGGAGAAATTGAGGGGGGAGGATAACCGGGGATGAAAATATGTAAGAAATGTGGGAGAGAAAATATCGGTCCGGGCGGTTGTGGTTGTCACATGATGGCACAGCCTGGTGATGCGACTGCGAGTGGTGAAGTCTGGGAAGAAATGTGGGACCTAAAACAGAGGATTAAAGAACTTGAGTATAAAGAGGAAAAATCAAAAAAAGCAGCCGAGTACTGGTCAAACTATCATGCCCATAAAACATTGGAGCATCAAAAAGTAGTACAGAGATGCATCGACGACCGGAACCATTACAAAATCAAACTAGAGCGAGCTTTGAAAGAAATAGAAAAGAGGATAACCGGGGATGAGTAAAGACAAATTAATAAAAGAATCGAAATTCAATTGTACATTTACGGTTCAACACTGGATATGCGAAATACACGGAGAAATGCCTGGTGTTGGACTACAGTTAGAAAAGAAAAACAGTAAAGAACCATACCGGTTTTGTTTGGAATGTTGGGGAGGATACCTTTCGAAACACATTCCCCAAATGACTAAGGGGGAAATGAAAGAAATAGAAAAGAGGATAACGGGAGATGAATAAACAAAAGAAAAATATAAGATTACCTGTTAATGGCGGTCTACTTCACGACTTGCTTAAACATACAAACCAAAGTGATATTGCTAAGCGACACGGGATGAGTAGGCAAGCACTAGCAGAGGTTTATTCAGACGATAGGATCAGACCGCGTTTATTCTCGAAACTTGCGGATGAGTTTGAATGGAGTGAAAAAACGGTCAAGGCTTTATTGGAATCTAAAAAGGTAGAGTTTCCAAGAAGTATGCACATAGAGTTTGGATTTTAACAAAGGAGGATGAACGGGTGATGCCTGAAGACATATTTGACGCCGAGATAGCTGTGAGAGTTATGGGAATAGGTAGATTTTATGTCTGGTTTCTTCCAAACGAAAAAAATAACATCAGCGGAGAACGTAAACATTTTTCATCACAAAAAGAAGCAGAGTTTTTTAAAATCCAATGTGAAGAAAAAGGATTCTACACTCTTGGAGTGAGAGAACATTCTCCTGCCCACTACTCCACCGACATCAGCGCGGCTTGGGAGGTGGTGGAGAAGCTAGAGGGAAGGTTTATATGGGACTTTAATTCCCATAAGAATTGGAGAGTTAGACTTGCTACTTATGACAGAAAAGATTGGAGATTAGTTGAAGGAGAGGCCGCCACAGCCCCCCTCGCAATTTGCCTGGCAGCATTGAAGGCCGTTAAATGAGCGAAGACATAGTTGATAAGAAACCGGCAAAGGCGGGAAGGGAATTGGACGCGACTGAACAGGACAAAAAAAACAGTATGAGGCAATTTAGAGATGAAATAAGAAGCCATTTACTAGCTGAACTAAATGGCACCAATCCTCCCCATATATCAGCCAAAATTATCCATGATGATAATCTGAAGCTTTCCGCCCAGACACTGGCTGACATAAGACATATTCTTCCTAACGCAGATCTGAAACGAAAGGCCAATAAGCTTGGTATAAAACTAAAAGAACTAAAAGCGGATATTTTCGATTATGACAAGAATCTTTTACACGACATGATTAAAAGAGACTTTCCTAAAATATGGAAGGAAGAATTCTATAAACTCCACAGAGAGGACATGATATCATATATTAAAATAAAAAGTGTTTACGGCCAATTCTATAAGGTGATCGAATAGTGGTGAATGAATGGATCAATTATCGAAGAAATAGAAAGACTTCAAAATGACCCGGTATGGCATGTTGAGGAATTCCAGGGAGTCAAGACTCTAGAGCCATTTCAAAAAGACATACTTCGGGCAATCTCGGATAATGAGAGAGTCTGCATTTCCGCATGCCATGATATAGGGAAGACATTCACGCTAGCCAAAGCAGTCCTGTGGATGGGGTCGGTATTCCCTGGAGCTAAGATCATCACAACCGCGCCCACCTTCCTGCAGGTCGAAAAGCTCCTATGGTCTGAGATCCGTGCCGGATACAAGAACTCAGCCAAGCCCCTTGGTGGAATAATGCTCACTACCTCTTGGAAATTGGACCATGACTGGTTTGCTCTTGGGTTTTCCCCAAAGGAAGACGCAGGACCGGTCGATATACAGGGATCAGATTCCAGGTTCCAGGGATTCCATGGAAAGCTCACCGTTATTATCTTCGATGAGGCCACAGGAGTAACGCCAAAGCGTTACATTCAAACAGGTGGTATGATGACCTCCGGACACGTCAAATGGATATGCATAGGAAATCCCACCACCAAGAACTCCCCATTCTTCAAACTATTCGGAAATCCAATGTGGAAGAAAATAAAACTGAACTGTTTTGACTCACCCAATCTAATTGCCAATGGGATAACGAATAAAGCCGATCTTTTCAGCCTGATTAGTGAAATAGAAGACCTTCCAGATGATGACAAGCTATCAAGAATAAAGTCTTTTAAGATCGTAAAGCCACATTTGCTAACTCTACAATGGGTCGTGGGTGCCGCACTGGAATACAGTACTGACTCACCATATTTCGTTTCCAAAGCCCTTGGAGAATTCCCAGACGAAGATAGTCGGTCCATAATAACCATGTCTCAAGTAGAGACAGCACAAAGACGCACGGGGGAAAAGATCGGTGTTCGTTCCATGGGAATTGACCCAGCGCGTTTCGGTCCGGATAAAACAGTCATAACTATTATTGAGGGAAATCAACAGACATACCGGAAAGCCTTAAAAGGATATGACACTGTGGAGGTAGTCGGGTTTGTAGTGGATCTAATAAACAAATTTACCGATCATTATGACAAAGAGATAATATGCGTTGACGCGACAGGTCTTGGTTCAGGGGTTTTCGATCTATTGAAAGAAAATAGACAGTTGAAAATTATTCCACAGGACATAATTTTAAGGGAATGTCACTTTGGAGCTTCATGCATAAAGGAAAAGGATAAAAAGAAATTTGTTAATCTCAAGGCTAAAATATTTATAGATCTTAGGGACGATCTTAAAAAAGACTTAGCGATAATTGCAGATGATGTATATTTGGGTGAGTTACCAAGCATCATTTCAAAGTTCGATTCGAAGGGTAGATACGTGATAGAAAGCAAGGATGAGTACAAAAAAAGAACCGGACTGAAAAGCCCAGATAATGCCGATTCTCTGGCACTTGCTAATTTCGGTAGACACAATGCCCATGAAGTGGGAAATTTCGACAAGTCAATGTCAGATACAAGCACAGATGGAACCGGCTTCGATGGAACATTGGTCGGGTCCGGCTACGGGGATAATTGGTAATGGGCAAAATATGGGACCGAATCAATAGCGCTGTTTTCAAAAAATCAGAACAGCCGTCACCAAGGACACCGGTAATCCGATTACAGGAATCCACTCCAATCATTCATATAAAAAACGAAGGAAACACTGGAACCGATATAACAGCCGGTATCTTGTCTGAAGAATATCTTACAGAACTCCAAGGTATAGATGCAGCTGATCTTTATGACAAAATGAGACGATCCGACCCAGTCCTGAAAATGTGCATAATGGCGGTAACTAATCCAATCAAAAATGGAACTTGGGACGTTCAAACAGTAGACGATACACCGGAATCTGAGAAACAAGCCGACCTAGTTAGGCATTGCCTATTAAATTCCAGGGATAAGAGATGGAAGACGTTCCTGCACGAAATCCTTACCATGGTTATTTTCGGATATGCCCTATTCGAGAGAAAACATAAGGTAGTCACAGATGACCCTAAGTTCGGAACATTTATAGGATATGCGTCATTCGGTTGGAGATCTCCAAGAACCATAGAACGATGGAATACCGACGAAAACGAAAACCTTGAATCTGTTGAACAGGACTCATTCGGTGATAACCAGAGACCTAACAAAATGGATGCACGGTTCCTCAGCCTATTTACCCTTGATCGAGAAGGAACTAACTTCGAAGGCATTTCAATGCTTAGAACCGCATACGGTGCGTGGCTGAGAAAACGTACCTACCAAAAACTTAACGCGGTAGGTACAGAGAAATTCGCGGTTCCGACTCCCATGTTAGAAGTCCCAGAGGGACAAGAAAGCGGTGATCAGATTGAAAATGCCAAGGCAATACTGAGGGCTTATACATCACATCAAACTAACTTTATTACATTCCCGACTGGGTGGAATTTAACGCTATTCGGAAACGATTATGACCCTAGTAAGGTTCAGAATTCTATCTCTGCTGAAAACTCCGAGATGGTGAATGCGTTTATGGCCAATTTCCTGCTCCTTGGACAGACTGGCTCAGGATCATACGCTCTGTCCACAGATCTCAGCGATTTCTTCCTTGGCGGAATAGAGTACATGGCTGAGCTAATATGTGAGGTTTTTAATGACCAAATTATACCCGAATTAATCAAACTGAATTTCGGCCCACAGGCTGACTATCCCAAGATGACTTGTACAGGCATAACAGACAAGGCTGGTAAGGAATTGGCTGAGATTCTGACATCACTAGCAGGTAGCAAACACATTATACCGGATCAGGTCTTAGAAGATCACCTACGTAAACGCTACAATCTGCCAGAAGCGTCTGAGGAAACCCAACGTAAACCAGAACCAGTAGCACCATCACCAGGCTTCGGAAATCCAGGATCAGAGAATACTGGCCATCTAGATGATGATGGAAACGAAAACTCATCGCATAAAGACAATCCTAAGAACGGAAAGAATCCAGATCCGGAGAAAAATGCAGATGACATTCCAAACGAGGAAGACGATGACGTAGCTAAACTTAGTGAATCAATCAAGTTTGCAGATCCACCGCGTAAACAGATCACAAATGACACAAAGCGAATGCGTGAACTCATGGAAGAAAATGTCCTGAAAATGGGAAACACTCTAACTGAAGACATTATGAGGAAGCTCAAAAAAACTACCGAATCTACGAGACTGACCGCAATCAATGACCAAAAGGTTAAAGGCACCGCAGCATATAAAACCGAATTACTGGCCGCCCTGACAAATATGTCAATCCAAGCTTTGACACGGGCCAGATCAGAAATTCCGGCAAAGAAGAATGTAAAACTTGCTCACCTTCCATCGAATTTAAAAGATCTACCCAAGTCCATTCAAAAACAGCTTAAAGCCGAATCAGATTTGATTGTTACGACGCAGGGCAGCGATATGGAAAAGGCTTTGTTCTTTCAATTCAGGTCGTCTATGGATCAGCCCGATCCGATGGTTCAAGCCGACCTATTTGAAAAGTCTGAAAAGCAGAGCACTAGCCCCTCAGTAATCGCTGCTGCTGGAAACACCACGGCAAGGGTTATCAACGAATCCCGGAACGCCTTTTTTTTTGACGACGATGTGCTAGAGGGTATTTCGGCGTTCAAATTTAATAATCCAAAGGATGAACGATCTAGCGCTATATGCTTCAATTTAGCTAATCGTATTTTCAGGAAAGACGATCCAAGATCTAGTGAATTTTTTCCTCCTCTACATCATAATTGTCGTTCATTTCTTTCGACATTTGATATCGATGAGAAGCCTAAAATATCAGAAGTCGGACTGCGTCCGGTCGGTGATGAAAAAGAAATTGCAAAAGCTTTGAAGTCTATAACGCTGTCGGATAAATAAAAACCTTACCGTACCAAACCATACCAAACCAGACCGCACCCAACCTCACTTAACCTAACCACAGCATCCTCACCGCACATTACCGGACCTTACTCCAGCTAACCGTACTTCACGTTACCGAAGCATCCTAACCGAACCTCACCCAACCCCACAACACCCTACCGGGCCTAACCCCACCACAGCATCCTCACCGCACATTACCGTACCTTACTCCACCGTACCTGGCCACAACATTCCAGACCTAACCAAAATTTAATCCTTTATTTCTTCCCATTTTGTTATACAGAATTTGCCGAACGGACCGCCGCGGGGCGGCCTGAAATCACCGAATCCCGCTCTCCTACCTGCATCCGTTAGGATTTGATGGACCGTCTCTGTGTCTAGAATATTGTCATCAATTTCCAAGGAAAGACGAACAGACCATTTTTCTAACTTAGCGCGATGTCTCATTATTCTAGCACGCTGGATGACGACAGGCCTTGAATCGACTTCGATATCCTTTACTTTATATTTTTCTAGAAAATACATTTTATCCGATGTGGGAACCACCGCCCCGCCCGATACAGACTTTACCGATTTCTTAGAACTCGTAAGTTTGTAGTCAGATGCTACGTGCTTGATTGCACCACTCACATAGCTTGAGGGTATCCATAGAAGTTTGGTCTTTTCATCATAATAGGGGGTTTTCTCTGCCTGTTCCCTAGATGTCCCGTACTGTTTTTTATCTGAATGATTGGAGTGGATTCCTGTAATCGGATTACCGGTGTCCTTGGTGACGGCTGTTCTGATTTTTTGAAAACAGCGCTATTGATTCGGTCCCATATTTTGCCCATTACCAATTATTCCAGTGCGG